ATAGTACCGTATAATTACCATCGTTAAATGGAGTAGCAAAATTAATAACATAAGAACCGTTACCACCAGTAACGGATGCTATGTTAAATTGATTTTCAATAGTAATATTATTTGGCGGAGCGTTATTGTCAAAAAAGAAACATTGAGCTTTGGCAACCGCTGGATTAGTTATTGCTCCAGTGACTTGTAAAGTATTAACGCCGCTTAAGTTACCGCTTGGATCTACCCCAACCTGATTTAAAAACACCGATCCAGTTCCTGATGTAGATAAATTTATATCATCATTAAGATTTGGCGCAGCTATACTATTTAAAGTTAAAAATAAAGTTCCAACTTGCACGCTATCAAGCTCAGTTAAAGCTTTATTTAATTTTATTAAAGTTATTCCTCCCTGCCCATCAGGGTTATCTATCTCTATGTTAGCGCCATTCCCTAAAGCGTAAGTAGCAAAAGTTAACGATGGGGTAGTCTGATTAACCATTAAAAATCCGCTGCTGACTTGGCTGGCTAGATTATTTAAGTTATTTAACGTATCTGCTACTGTAAAAGTAATATTTCCTGTTGGCGGAATAACCGTTGCATTAGTTATAGCAAGGGCGGAATTAGCGCTTTCCGTACTAAAAGTAGTAATTCCGCTAGTTCCACCACCAAAAGGAATAACCCGCCAAACTCCCTTGGCAGTTGAGGAATCCACTAAATACAATTGATTAATTTCACCTGGGGTCATGACGTTAGTTAGAGGTGATCCGTCATTATAGAGAATAGTAAAATCATGAAACCCAACATTGTTAAATAATAATGTTGTGCCAGTCGGTACCACAAGACTACTCGGTAAAGTTATGGTATTGGCATCATTATCCGAGATCACGTCATTGATATCACTAACAATTATCCCCGGTGTAACCGGATAAGGCCATGATAGAATAATGTTTGTATCAAGTATAATTCGTGAATAAGACATTTTAACTTACTACGTGCTAGGTCTATATGATTTATCAGAGAATGGTTGCAGCGGATTAAAAACATCGGTTTCCATCCTTTGCAAAGTATCACGCATTACTCTAACACCTAAATCTTCATAATGTTTGCGCTCTCTATCGCCGTAACGTACGTCTCTTGCCAAGAGAATCGTATCACCGGTAGTAATGCAATCATTCTCTCCTCTTTTATCCGCTCGGTAAGTGCGTTTGTTTTGCAGTCTATCCGGAGATACTATATACCATTTCTTAGCCAGTAATCGGTCGATTCTCTCTGGTGAATTCAAAGCAAAATAATATTCCTCACCTAGTTGCTTGACCTCGGTAATCAGCGCATAAAAAGGACAGGTTGAATCAGCAAATTGCAGATCAAAATCACTGTCGCTTAAGTCATGGTCTCTAATATCTCTATCAATAGATTTAAATTCGGTATTTTTGTCTTCTTTATATTTAACTGCCATTTTTTGACCTCATATCTTTGTCATATTGTTCTAAGTAGCTTAAGTATTTTTCGTCAGAGTGACCAAAAGCAGCTGCGGCTTTTTTTTCTCTTTCCGTTAACTGTCTTGGTTTTTTGCTAGCTATTGCTTCTGTTGGATTGCGGCTACGAACGGCGCCAAAATGTCTTGCCGCCGTAGCAGGGGGAACGTTACCCTGCTCCCTTAAATTATCAAGATATTCATCAATCATGCTGTAATAAGAAGATGAGCCTATTAAATTCTTCTTGTTATTAAGCTCATATTTTCGATCTAGTTTCTTAATGAAAGATAATACTTGATTAGTTAAGTTCTGATCATATTCAGCAGTGTTTTTATCAAGTTCCGGATTACTATCAAGCCAGTCGTATAATCTTCTTTCATACTCCTCTGCCAAGATTGCCTGATTATTGTAATCATTGCTTGGATTTTGCGGAAAATTGGTAATTTTGCTTGCATCATTAAGTGCATGCGTGATTCTTGAAATCTCCACTGTGGCTTTGGCCACATCACCTGCATTACCATTTTCAAGGGCTATTTGCAATCTTGCCTCTGCCATTTCAAGTTCATTGGCTACATTGTTTTTGTAGTGAGTAGAACTGTTGTTCAGAGCTTGATGGAGCATTTCTTCCAGTTGTAGGTTCTTCTGACATGCTTGTTCAAAACTTTCAGCCAGCTCCTTTTTTTCTGCTCGTTCCTTTTTAAGCTTTGCCCAATATTTATTATTGTCTTGCTTGTCAGGTTTCTCATCAGGCACGTTTGCAGCATCAAGAGGTTGTTCCTCTCGGCTGTTCTCTACTTCTGGCTGGACAATAGTTTCGTTTTCCTGCGCTTCTTCTAATGGTTGATCGGAAACAATTGGAGCAGTTGTATTCTCAATATCTATTTTTAACATATTTTTCTACCTCGAAACTTTAGATGGATTGTCGACTAATAATTTAATTTTAAAGTCTTCTACCATAATTATCGGCTCACCCTCATACTTGGCTTGTAAGCTTGAACCTCTTGGGAATATCGCCCAGTCTCCTTCTCCTGCGTATGAACCACTTGGAAACTGATCGCCTTTATAGGCATCGCTCCCAAGTTTTAACACCATACCGACCATCGAGTTGTACTCTAAATCTTCCTTAACGGCGCTATCAGGCAGCAAGATAGAATTTATCTTTTTTTGGATAGGTGGTTTGTAAATCAGAATCAAAACATTGATACCGGTAACCGATACATGCTTAAACTTTTCAATCATCGCTTCTTTATCAAAGCATGATAGATCGATTCCTTTGGTTTCAAAATCTTGGGCATTATGATTAATCATTTAGAGTCTACCTCAATTAAATGTTGGTTAAATATTTCAAGAGCAGTTTCAAGGCCTTTAATGAGTCCTACGTAGTATTTGTAATCTTTGATTTCAGAAATCGCACTAGGGTTAGCTAGGAGACTTTTGTGTTCCTCTATTTGATTACGAATTGCTACTAATAAATTATGATTATTCATGATAAATAACCTCCTCCTCTTGCGGCCTATTAAGTTCTGCGCGCATGGTTTCTACCTCGGCTTTTAATTGTATTTCACGTTCTTTAAACTCGAGTTTTATCAATTCTAGTTCTTTTTTTGATTCCACTTCCTTTTCTTTAAGGGCGAGATCTAGAGCTTTTTCTTTCTCTTGTAGCTCCATTTTGGTTAATTCAAGCTCAAGTTTTTGTTTGTTAGCCACCTCTTGCTCTTGTAGCTTTAACTCTGCAAGGTAGACATCTTGCTCCATTTTTGCCTTATCAAGCTCAATATTCATTTGCGTTTTATAGCCGTCTGCTTCAATATTTAAATGAGCAATCCGTTCTCTTGATTCTACTTCTGCACTGCGTTGCTGAATATCGGCCATTTGTACTTCAAGTGCGGGATCAATCGGTTGTTGCTGCTCTTGGTTTTGTGGCTGAGCTTCTGGAAGAAGTATTTTATCAATGCCATTAATGCCAAGAGCCTGGTAGACCTTTAAATACACTTCTCTCATATTGTGAAGTTCTGGGTTACCGCTAGCTAATTTAAGTAAGCTCTCAGCTTTTATCATTCTTTGCGTTGATGATTCAACAGAAGGGTCAGATACTGGAATAATACCGTATCCGTCCTCGCCTAAATTAACATTAGCCGGATTAAACATTTTATAGAAAAGCTGCAATTCCTCGCTAAAAGAACTATGCACGGTTCTAAGGATCGCCGACTGTATACGATTTGAAACTTCCAGCAGCGCAATGGTCGTACCGACAGGCGTATTTTGACTATTCTCAGCTATCCCAGATTCAGCAGTCGAGGCGAGATCTTGAGTTTGCGCCGTAATTCTATTCATATACTCAAGTATCGCAGGCGAAGGACCGTTATAAGGGAGCGGTATGATCGAATCACGCAAAGGTAGATTACCGGTTTCTACTGTCACAAACTGACCAGGCAAAATAGTGAGATCGTTGTTAGTAGTTTTTAAACCTTTGGCTTTAAGACCGCCCGGAAAGTTTTGAAAGATCGCGGCATCTATCGCCATTTGCTGCATAGAGGTTAGACTTTTAGCATTGCTACCAAGTATTTGAGCAAGACCTAAGCCGTAAATATCAAAGCCAGGGAATAAGTTATAATGAATAAAACAGTTAATACGAGTTTTGGTCGGATCGTCTTCATTCCAGTTAGGCACTATGGAAACAATCTGATTAGTAGTGCCGCAGCGAGTAATCACATAAGGAGAGGGTATGGTATAATCTCCACCCCCAGATTCATCATTAAAAAATTCGTTTAAATCAAGATATTCATGCGTCTCATAAAAAGGAAAACGAGAAGCAGTCGGCTCTGCTTGCTTAACTCCTGTTGCCTCATTGTCTTCGGCCTCTCTATTAAGGTCTATGCTCTTATCTAAGTAATCCAGATCGATTTTAGAAAATGTTCCATTTTGCATATTAAATAGAATTTCTCTTTTGGAAAGATACCTAATATGTGTTAGCCGATTAGACTCGGTAATACTGCTGCAATTATTATCAACTAAAAAGTCCTCAGGAATAATAAACCTACTAAGCGGTTTGTTAGTAATCGGATCATAGTAAATCTTTCTAAAGACGCAGCCATATAAAATCAAATAAAGTAAAAAACGGTCATAATCAGGATAAAAGCCTTTGTCTTCAACGGTTAGATATTCATTTAAACTGTCTTTGACCAGTTCTCCTTTTAACTCATAAGTCTCATCAATTGAGACATTTGTTTTAAATCCTACCGGCCCAGTAGAAGGTAATAGTTCTGAACGAAGAGTCGCCCAAAGACGTAGTACGCTTGTTGAAAAAGTAGTATCAAAGGTTTTGTTCTGCGCAGCATCGCCGATTGACGGATTGGTTTTGCGGGTGTCTTTAGCGTCGCTATCTTGGGCTTCTTCAATATTAAAGCCGAGATAAGGTTTTGCTTTGTTAATTACATCAAGCCAAGGTTGGCGGTTGGCTTTATCTTTTTTAATAGCCTCTTCTAAATAAGCGGCAATTTTATCCCTTACAGCCTCTGGCACCGTATCTGCAATATTGTTATTAAATGGCGTAGGCGCTAGCTCACCGCTTTCTTCGTCTATTTTAGATAATATTTGATCTTCAAAGTTGGTAATTAGTTCATCTTGCGTGTCAGGGGTATCTAGATCTTGCTCATTACTTTGTTCGAGTAGTTCGGGATCGCCTATTTCTTCAATAGGCAGTTCAGTGCCTAAATTGTAATAATTAGGATCGATATTAGGTAAAACAGATAAGTCACGGGCTTCTTGTTCTGGTTTTTGCTTTTTACGCCTTTTTGGAGCGTTAAATCTTGCTTCTTTTAAGGCTCTACTACTTATTGGCATTAGTATAACCTTCTAGTTTTAATTACTGGCTCATCTTCTTCTGGCGCATCAGTCTTGTGCATTAGTGCATCGTTATCTTTTAAATAGGACAAAGCTTGGGTCATGGTATCGACCAAGTCTCTTGATTCGGCATTAGGAAAAGTAATAACTGACTCTAAGAACTCATCAGCAAAAGGTAGTAATTTATCCTGATTTTTATCCTCAGTTGGCAAATACACAAGTCCGCACTCAATAAATGCAGAAACTCTTTGAACTCTGCTTGTTTTGTCACCTTTTGGGTCATAGCCAATAGCTGGAATACCTGCATCTCTAAGATCTCTAATTAATGGATCACCTGTTGCTTTTGCTTCTATTAAACAGCAATCAACTCTGCTTTGTGCTGGGAAAAGGTTGTTGTTCTCACCCGTATCTTTGTAATCCTTAGCAAGTCTTTGCGCTCTAGCCCTGAGGACTGGGTAGATGACGCGACCACGCCACATAG